TCATGTCGGACGAGAAGTCCTCGACCACGCTCTGAAGCGTGGTGTCGAACAGGTCATCCTGCTCGGCGTTGAGCGCGTCCGAGTTGGTCGTTCCGGTGACGCGACGGTAGGTCGGCATCGCCAGCCTGATCGTCTCGTTCAGCCAGGTCGCGTGCCGATCACGGTCGGTCTTGGCCGCCTTGATCCGCTTGAGCACGTCCATCTAGTAGAACGTCCCCATCTGAAGACTGCCCCCCGCACCGCCGCGGCCACCGCCACCGCCGAAGCCACCAACGCCAGCGCCGCCGGCCGACGCGGAGCCGCCGGCAGCGGAACTCATGTTGCCGATGAAACCGGGCAGGTTTGTCGCGGCGCCGGCCAGTTGGCCGAAGCGACGGATGCGGCGCATGGTCTCGCTGCGAAGCAGGGCCTGTGTGTCGGAAAGCTGGCCGGCCTCCATGCGGGCCTGCTCGTCGGCGCGCGCCTTGGCGTCAGCCGCGCTCTCCTTGACCTTCGGGGATTTCATCATGGTTGGGGCCTCTCGAAAGCGGACTTCGCGCCAAGCCTGACGAGATCGCGGTAAAGTGCCTGCGGCCTCAACGCACGCGAGCGGGCGCCGATCAGGTGAGCCGTCGCCGGCACGCACCAGAACCCCGTGCGCCAGAACGGCTTGGCCGGGGCATCGTCTGCCTCGAACAGAAGGATCTTGCGGTCGGCCGGCAGGGCTTCCAGCCAGCGGGGGAACTCGCGCGGCTCGTAGGCCCGGACGTAGGTGCGCGCCTGGGTCACGTCGTAGACCAGCCAGCGGTCAGACCTCGGCTCGTAGCCGAAGGCCAGGACGTGCTGGAAGCCGGGGTGGCACAGCCAGTCCCACCAGAGCACGCGCCGGCCCTTGCCGTAGAACGCGGCGTACCACGCGCCCGGCGTGCCGCTGATCGGGGTCTCGTCTTCGGTCATCGCTGGTTCCTGCGCAGTTCGATTTTCTTGGGGCCACGGTCGAAGACGCGCGTGCGCTGAAGCGTCGTCACCGGCTTGGCGCGCTCGTTGCCGAAGAACAGATTCTGCCCTTCTCCCATGCCGAGCACGAGGTACTGGAAGGCCTCGGCGACGTGGCTGTACTGGTTCTTGATGATGGTGTCGGACTTGTAGACGCCGGTGGGGCTCTGCACGTCCTTGAACTGGTAGCCACCCTGAAGGCCGCTCGCGAGCATCCGGCAGGACGGGTCCAGCAGCAGGCCCTGGTAGCCGTCGACCTGCCGGCTCAGGATCGTGTCGACCGTCTCCTTGCGCCCGTGCAGGCCGGCGAAGCGGTTGGCGCCCGGCGCGCGCTGGATCATCAGCCCATTGCGGCGGAATATCTGGAAGGCGGTCAGCTCCTCGGCCTGGCCGCGCACGTCGCCGCCGGGGTCGCCGAACAGCTTGACGCGCTCGAAGTCGAGACCGGGGAATCGGGTGGCCAGCTCCTTGCGCACCATCGGCGCAAAGGTGATCGAGCCAATGTCCTCGGCGTACATTTCGAACAGCACGAAGATGCGGCCGCGCACGGTCTGGCCGAACACGGCGGCCGGCGTCAGGCCGAAGTCGAACCCGCCGTACAGGTCCAGGTCGGGCGAGAAGGTCAGGGGCGAGCGGGCAACGTGTCGGTCGGCGCTGAACATCGGGTGGACCGCCCTGCCCCGCATGACGGCGGCGGGCTTGTTCAGCACGTTGGCGTCGATCCACGCCTTGGTCTTGCCGTGGGTCTGCTTGGCGTAATAGTCGCCGGCGTTGCGCAGCCAGCGCAGGTTCTCGGCCGCCGGGTTGACCGTGTAGCCCGTGACGGCGCCCTGCTGGTCGATCGTCTCGATCAGCGCCGGCGGCTGCTTGAACAGCACCCAGTCGGGCGGGCGCTTGTGGGCCTGCGCGTCGTCGGGCGTGAAGTAGTCGGGCACGGGGGTCTGGCCGAACATGATCGGCACCCAGTGCAGGGCCTCGGGCGCGTTCATGTCGGCGATGATGCCGGCCCAGGCGCAGCCGCCGTCCTTGACGCTCGGGTAGCGGCCCGTCCGCGAGAGCACTTCGCCGAACATGGCGAGCTGCACATACTGGGTCTCGTTGATGTAGGCGCCGGTCACTTCGAGCGAGCGGACCTTCTTGGCGTCGTCCTCTTTCTCGAGCGCGAGGAAGATGAACTCGGCCTCAATGTCCCCGTGCTTGAAGTGGTAGGTGAACGGCGGCGACATGGTCAGGTGGCCGTATTCCCCATCGGGGAACAGCTCCGTGAACGCCTTGATCGTCGTCGACTTCAGCTCGGGGTAGGTCTGACGGACGATCATCCAGCGCGAGCGCCTGATCCCGTCCTTCTGCGGCGGCTGCTGGGAACAGTGCCGCATCATCCGCATGATCGCGGCGCGCGTCTTGCCGGAGCCGATCGGGCCCTGGATGATCCCGACCTCGTTGTCGTCCAGCAGGAACTGCTCGAGCGTCCAGCCGTCGACCTCGAACTTGATGGGTTCCGGTTCGGGGGTGTTGTCGGACTTGCGCGCCATGCCCGCGAGAGGGCCGCGCGCGGGCTAGTGCCTCAACGCACGGATCAGGCGGCGACCCAACCGAGAAACCCCAGTCCCAAGTCGCCGCCGTCACCCGTCATCGGCCAGACCACAACAGCCTAGCCGAAAACTTGACTGGTCGGATTTATCCGCCTGTCGCCAGTCCGTTTGGCGCCCGGTTTTCAGCCCTCGGGATGGGGAGCAATCTTCTTTATCGGGCGAAGAGAGCGTCGCCATCTGAAACAATCAGGCGGCAGTTGTCAAGCGCCCTATTCCGGATTGGCCGCGGCGTCCATGTGGAGCGCGGCGGCGTTCACGTCGCGCAGGCGGTTCATCCAGCCGTCGCCGAAGGTCTTGAAGGTGTCCTGCTTCTCGAAGAAGGCCTTGCGCAGCCGGCGGATCTTCTCGATCAGCACGCCAGGCTTCATGGCGTTCACGGCGTCGATCGTGCGCTGGCCGATGATGCCGTCGTCGGGAACGCCGGCCGCCAGTTGCAGATAGCGCCGGGCGCGCGCCGGGCCGCTGTTGACGGCCAGGTCGAACACCATCAGGTCGACGCCGACCGGCAGTTCGTCGCCGTGGACCGTCTGCCAGTACCAGGCGTGGTAGATGCGGGCCGCCTCGGCGCGGGTCAGGTCGCGGACGTTCAGCTTGGACACCGGCTGACCGCGCCAGTCGCGCAGGGTCTTGATCGTGATGCCCATGTTGGTCGCGCCGCCGGGGTCGCGGGGGTGGTCGACATAGCCGCCCTCCTGCTTCAGCAGGATTTGCAGACACGGCTCGAAATTGGTTCTCACAGCGGCCCCTCGGATGCGCCCTTGATTTTCTCGTGAGTACGCAGCCACGCGAACGGGGCGAGGGCGACGCACAGTGCGGCCAGCCCGGTCAGGTCGGGGAATGTGCGGGTGACGACGGGCAGGAGGACGCCGTTGACCAGCAGGCTCAGGCCCATGCTGATGCAGACCAGCGGGCGCCACCACTTGCGGACGGCGCACAGGGCGATCTCGGACAGGATCGCCAGCTTGGCCGGGATCTTCACGGTCACGAGATCGAGGCCCAGAGCTGCACCGCAGCCCAGCCGGCGAAGCTGATCAGGGCGGCCCAGATCGCCAGCTCGAGGCGGCTGATGCGGGACTTCACTTCGACGAACAGGGCCTTCATGTCGTTCATGCGCTCCTCGCACCGCTGTTCATGCTGGGAGGCCCACGCCTCGAGCGTGGCGACGCGCTCGCCCTGGGTGTGGGTTTGCGCCATGCTCGGCTCCGGGTGCGGAAAGTTGACGATCGACATGGTCCCGAATGGTGGTCGGGAACGGGTCGGACTCAACGCACGGGTGCGCTATGCCGCACTCAGCATTTCGGGGGTGACGATGGTGCGGGCGACCTGACCGTAGGCCTCGTGGTAGGTGATGCAGGTCGCGGCGCGCTCGGCGATCCAGCCGCCACGGGCAGCGTAGGCGTCTCGGGCAGCCAGGGTCGGGTGCTGCACCACGGTCATGCCGGCGTGCTCCTTCTCCTCGACATGGTGCCGGTGGCCACAGTGGGCGTACCGCTTCGTTGTCGCGCCCCACACCGCCGGGAACTGGGCGGCGAACAGCAGCGGCAGGCTGGCGTTCTTGGCCATGTGGCCATGGTGGAAGGCGAGCATGGTGGCGCCGTGCTGGACGACGTAATAGGGCAGCTCGGAGTCGTTGACCGTCAGCCGGGGCTCGTTCTCGTACAGGGCGCCGAACATCAGCCGCAGCCACATCGAGCCGGCCAGGTCGTGGTTGCCCTCGACGAACAGGACGTGGACTTCCTCGTGCCGCATCAGCGCCAGGTCGACCACGCGCCGGAGCACGCGGATCGCCGCCTGCACCATCTGCGCGTAGCGGGCCGACGCATCGAGCACATGGCCGTGCATGGGCGTCACCGGTGAGGCGCCGTCCGTGTGCAGGAAGTCGCCCTGAATGTTGACGATGCCGCGGCGGGCGGCCGGCGCCGTCGTGACCATGTGCTCGAACGCGGCCAGTAGCGTGTCCTCGGCGATCTTCAGGTCCCAGTCCGCGCCGCCCTCCTTCGCCCAGGCGCTCATGCCCAGATGGTAGTCGGTGATCGTGTAGAGGTTGGCCAGCGGTGACAGGCTGGCCGGCGGCGCGGGCACGGGCTCGAGGCGGGGGAGCGTGTCGGCGGCGGCGGTGAAGGCCTGCTC